AGAAGTCAAGGTACTCTTTATTGTACTCCTCGCTCGATAATTTACTATTAACTAACTCTTCGGGTTTTCTTAAATAACCCAATGTATACTATTGTATATTGTAATGTTTATCGGTCAACAAAGAACAACCTTCTGCATTTCTAATACGTAAAGGTCTTGCTCTATGATTCCGATAATGGAAATCTGTGAGACTATTGTTTATACGATACATAAAGCTGTCTCTGGTACATTCAAAAACACAAGTGTCTTTTTTATTACCGCCATTTGTATCAGTTATAACGACATCTTCATTTAAAACGTACAAGAAATCTTCTGGATAAATAATGGAGTATTCGTCATAATCAGGATGTTGTTTTATGTTAAAAGTTGGTACCTTACCAAGATCCTAATTAAGTTTCATTAAATCTTGAGTATCAATTTTCCCATCTTTATTGACGTCTTCACGATTATTATATTTAGATTCACCAGATTGAAGTGCTTCATTCATTATTATTAAATCTTGGGAGTCAACCTGTCCATCTTGATTGATATCTGAATCCAAATAATCAATTTTTCCAGTTGTTTCTTTATACGTAATGGATTTAAATAACCTGATTAAATCGCTTCTGCGTTTTTCAGTTTCTTCAAAACCTGTATGGTGGACAAAGTCACCATTAAAACGTAATTTAATAAATTTATAAATTGATTGATTCAACCAGAATAATGAATCATCAACTGCAGGTTTTCCGAAGGTGTCGTCAATCTTATTAATCTCTATCTCAAAATTAGCAAGTATGTCGATGTATTTCATTATTCTTCGTCTTGTTTTTTATTACGTTTTTCTTGTTGTTTTCTAGCTTGTTCTCGTTCAGCATCTAACTGTCCTTTAGCATAAGTAAGGTAGAGCTGAACAGCTAATTCTACGAGTTGTTCAAAACAGATATACGGCATTTCACAAGCTTGATTTGTGAACAAATCCATATCTTTTGGATACCTATAGTAATATAAAGCAAGAGGGTTGCTTTCTGCGAGTGTTGTATAAGTATCCCAAATGAGATGCAATTTGTCATTGTCTAAAACTGCAACCGGTCTACGAAGTATTATACCTTCATCAAAGTATTCGTTTACATATCTTGAAAAGTCTTCGTGACGTAGAAACAAGTTTTGCACTCTTTTTATTTTGTTTTGGTCGATATTTTTTTTATCACCGAAATTATAAGCAGTTGTCAAAGTAGTATTAGACCTAATATACGCAAAAAAATCAAGAGGTAAATTAAAATACTTGTCTCTATTACCAGAAGGCATTGTTTCTGCAGCAGAAAGATTTGCAGTATCAACAAAATTTTTAAGAGTACTACTTAGGTACTTTGCTTGTTCAACACCAGATGGAGTATTTATCATCTGCCCGTATAACTGTGTAAACAGTTGACGCTATGCTTCGTTTAAATAAGCATATATTGTTTCGGTATCCAACTTTCTTTGTACTTCAAAGGTTGAATCCAATGCCTAGAGCCTTCTCTCAAACTCTATGCCTAATTGTCTAGTTTCTAATAGTGTCATGATTCAAGTGCTCTAGTTTGTTCTTTAGTTTGTATTCTAGGAGATTCTACGGTCTCTAAAGCCATTACAATAGCTAAATTAATTAATTCTTCTGCCATTGTATCACTAAGCTCAAATTCTGTAGGAGGAGTTGTACTAAAATTAGTAGTATCATCGGCTTCTCCAACAAAAGGTATTGGTCTTTTTATATATGTAAGGTTTAAATTCCCGTATGTTTTCTTTCTTTCGTATTCAGCAAAAGGATCAACCATTACTAAAAATTCATCACCTTCCAAACAACCAACAGGGGTTTTTATCCACGGTATATTCACACTGGATTTAATAAAATTATCCATTGAAGAATGATTTATAATCTACACAGGATCTTTCATTATTTTAGTGTTTATATAATCTTCTTCTGGGGTGTATGAATCTCGTGGTTTTACATCAGCTCCTTCATTTTGACTTTCAATTGTCACATCTATAGAAGACTGAACATAATACAAAAACTCAGGGTCACCTGTTTTGTTCAAAGGAAAACGATAAACGTTTGTCCGTAGCGTATCCGCATTTATTACCTTTTTCTCTCTTTCTTTTGTTACTATCAACGGCCTAAGATCTTCAATAGCTTTGATATCTATTTCAAACGGTGCACGTCTTGGGTTATTCCCAGTCAACTTTTGTGCAATAAGTGCTAAATAAGCTTTATCGAGAAGCGTAGCTATCTCATATACTGTAAGCGACGGATATGACGAAGTAATATTTTGCTTGTCATATTCGATTAAAAATTTAGTGTATATATCACTATACGTCATATGTCGTTGTTATTTTTACTTGTTTTCTATTTGATTGATTATAGAAAGCTTAAGATCTTGGTTCTTTTTAGCATCAAGATAGGCAATTGCATCTTGCAGAGAGTCTGCAAACAGCTCTGTACCATAATAGTACTGTGTTCTATCTTTACGGATTATTCCCTTGGCGATAGCATCTTCAAGGATAAACTCAGTCTCTTTAGATTTGTTATCAACCCACTTGTTAAAGAATTCCTTAGGATTCTTATCAATCTTATTAAACAACGTAGACTCAACTACTTCGTTCGAAAGATGTGATGGGCTAATACCCATAATACGCAAACATTTACGCATCTGGTCAATACTAAGTTTATCAAACTCCTTAAGAGCATCTCTACGGAGCTTATTGAGCTTATTAGCTTCAATAGCTTCTGCTTCACGGTTAATAAGTAAGTAATCCTTACCAGCATCAAGCTTGTCAAGCGATGTAGCTACACGCTTATGACCACTAAGGAACTTAATAATCATTGCTTGACGTGGAACACTATCATCCAAAAGTAAAGAACGTGTGCCAATCTTTACACAGAAGTTTGTCCAAAAATCACTAGTACGTGCTAATGTACCTTCTGCATAACCAAGAGCTTTCTCAAAATATTTTTCATCTTCAGGTGTAAGACCTGTATAAATCGACCCAGACCTAGTAAAGTAAGGAGCAATGTAATCAAAGCACGATTTATACTTTATCAATCCAGCCCAGGGATGTTTCTTTTTAATCTTTAATTCAACTACCATAATTATAAATTAGAGTGAATTACAGAGTTGGGCGGGGCTTTCACCCCGCTCTCTGTTATACATTATTGTTTATTATGCACCGATCAGAACGTCGCTGCTGTTTGTAATTTCAGCATCTTCAGCATCGCAATAGAGAACACCGCAAGACAGTGGGTTGCGAAGCATGATACCCATTTCACCAAGGAAGTGAACCTGATAACCATCACGGCTGTTAGAACGCAGAGTGTTTATGCTGTTTGCGTAGCCGTTAGGAGCAACAGAACCACCAGTGTACCACTGTACAAACTCACGACCCTTACGACATACCTTAACAACGTTAGCCTGACCATCACGAGAACCAAGGTCAACGAAGAGGAATGTATAAGACATCAGTGGCTTACCTGTCAGTGGGTGAAGCTGACGGAAGAGCTCCATATTATCAAAGAGAGCACAACGCTTAAGAGTAAGTTCGATACCATTTGTCATTCTGTAAGTAGTGAACTGACCACCAAGAGTAAGGTTCTGACCAGAACCAGTTACGAAGGTAGTATCAATAAGGTTGAACGAAGCAACCTTCTCCTTCAAAATACGGTCAAATTCACGGATACCCATCTCACCAGTAAGAGCAATGAACTTGCGCTCATTGGTTCCAAGCATATTGTAGCAGAGATCGAAGAGATAGTCCTCAAGAAGTTCTGCAGTAAGGTGAGTGTAATAACGAACGTTAGCAGGAGAAATCTGCTCGAACAGACCTGCACTTACAGGAACAGGACGTCCGTTTGTACCCTTAAGAGTATAAGTACCGTCAGACATACGGTTGCTCTTAGAGAAGAGAAGCATAGTCTCTTCACGCTTCTTCCATTCGCGGAGAGCCTTCCAATACTGATAGTCAGCCCAAAGATAAGACTTCTTACCAGTTTCAGGATCAGTCAAAGCGATAGCGAGAACAGTTGAATATGCATCACCAGTAATATCGTAAGTCAGACGAAGAGTCTGAAGGTGGTTACGCATCTTAAATGGAGTCTGATAGTTGATGATATCAGCCTCATCACTGTACTCTTCGTAAGCAGAACCAATACGGCTTACTTGACGACCAGGAAGAAGGAATTCACCAGGAATATAAGAACCTGCAAATCCGTCTGCAACATAGCACTCGTATACCCAAGTTGAACCATCTTGATAAGGAACACCGTTTACACGTACCTGGAAGTTTACATCGTCGAACGAGAGAATTGCACCTGGACCGAACCAACGCTCCTCAAGACCGAGGTAAATAGGAGAGTTCTGGATACCAGCAGTAGCTGTAGTATAATTAGAATATGTGATTTCTTGGAGAGAATTGTTAACAGTACCCTTAGCCCAACGAATGTTGACAGCGTGGTCAGAATCAATCTGTACAGACCATTCATATTCTCCATTTTCAATAATCATGGTCTTACCAAGACCGCCAGTAATAAGATCAATAGCAGTTGATACGCCATCGTCCTTAGTACCAAATACAAGTGAAAGCAGACCTGATACCTCATGTGGCTTTGTCAGGAGTGCGTTAGAAATCATGTTTTCGTCAACAAGATCGCTGAAACGACGTCCACGATAGAGTTGAAGATTATTTAACAAAGTATTCATATATTAGTTTTGATCAAATTTTTAGTCATCATTGGAACATTGACGCGAGTTCCCATGCTTGACGAGGTTTCTCTTCTTGGGCATTATAACTAGAGTGATTCTTACTAGTATGCCTCAACATTTGTTTAAGTTTCTAAGCAGCTGTTGTTTGTCCCTCTTTTTTTGCTTCTTGTATAAGCTTATCTGCATTCATAGTAAAGTAGGCAGACTCTATAAGATTTTTTGTTAGGTTTTTATTAAAATCTTTTTGATACTGTGACAAACCATCAGCATCTACTTTAAAGATATAATCAAACAATGCTTTACGATCTTCCTTTGGAATAGCAAGACCTCTAATATTAGAGAGGTTACTAAGCTGTTCGTTCATGTCATTAAAGAACTTTCTTTGTGCTTCTTCTTGCTGTTTACGTTGAGCTTCTTGCTGTGCGTGCATTTCTTTTGTTTGCTGAGCCTTAATTGATTTAAGACGTCCTACAGCTTCAGTAGCTTCATCTTCAAGCATTCCTGCATCTTCATAACGGTTAATCTTATTGTTTATCTGTTCGTCTGTATAACCGTTCATTTTAAGTAGTTCTCTGATTGCTGCTTTTTGATTTACTTCATCTTCCAAATCAATCTTTTCATAATTGATTTGCTGCTGTTGTGCAGCGTAGAAGTCTTCAAAATTACCTCCGTTCTTAACATACTCATCAAGTTGTTTAATACGCTCATCGGCATATTCTGGAACAGAGTTTTCTTCTACAACTTGTCGCAGATAATCAGTAAGTCCTTCAACCGTTACTGGTCGTTTATCTTCTTCTATATCTGCAACATTCCATCCAAATGATTCTGCAACAGCGTCAAACAGGGCACCTACCTACTGTGCTTCGGTAATGTCTTCGGTTGTAGGCTCATCTGTATCTTGTTCTTGACCTTCACCACCCTTGTTGTCATCATCATTCAGATTGTCAATCTAGTCTAATACCCCATCTGGAATTTTGCTATCATCTTCTTTAGCTTTTCCAGGGTCGTCATCGTCCTCAGGATCCTTTTGATCGTCTGGTTTTGGTTGATCTTTTACAATGTCATCATCCGTCATAAAATCGTCATCAATAATTGTGACGCCTTCTCCACTCTCTTCACCACCAGTGTAACCAAGTCCAGAGAGAGCATCTTCAAATGCGGATGGTATTGTATTCTTCTTTTTACTCATAATTATTTAAATAATTAGATTAATTATTTTGTATATCTACATAATCGTAGAAATACACTGTGTGTTTATCTTGGATCATTTCATCCGTGATCCTCGGGTTATTCTTCTTACACCAGTTCTTTATTGAGAACTTGTACTTACTCATTTTAAGAACATCACTT